TAATTTTATAGTATAATAATTTTATAGTATAATAATTTTATAGTATAATAATTTTATAGTATAATAATTTTATAGTATAATAATTTTATAGTATAATAATTTGATAATATAATAATTTAATATAACATTATAACACGATATATAATGTTATACTGTTGGTATAAATGCCCAATTTAATTCATTGCAAATTTTTTTCCAAATTTCATCTTGTTCGATTCTTTTCTCTCTATCTTTTAACATTGGAAAAAAAGGTAAGAATTGTTTTTGATCTAATAATTCACAGAGTTTATATACAGTATAATAATAATTCAAAAAATTAACCCTTTCTTCGGGACATGCTCTAGCGTATGGTGCCTGGATTTCCATAAACAGATTGCATAATGTTTCTTCTAGTTGTTGAGTCATAATTGGTGGTTTTATTCCAAGTTTATCTTTTATAAATGGAATATGTTCATAATATTTATTAAAACCTAATTTTTTTAGAATATCCTTAGCTTTTAAATTTGTTAATTGGAATAATTCTATTCTTTCCTTTTTAATTTGTTGTTTTATAGCTGTAAATACCTTTTCTGGTATTTTTGTTGTTTCTTTTGCTTGGAATTGTGCCAATATCTCTCTGAAATGGTTTATTCTTTTATATGCATAAAAACAAACTTCTTTAGGGGGTTCTTTGTATGATGGTTTTTCATTTTCAATTAAAATTTGTACATTTTTGAAACATTTATTACAAACCATTATTCCTTCATTATCAACCTTTATTAGTTCACCTTTATGACAATAAGTACATATATCATTTGGCATAATATAATTATTAATATCTAAAAAACTATCATCAATATTACAAAGATATTTATATAAATTTGTTTTTGTTTTTGTATTTAATTTATTGTATTTAATCTTTTCACTTTTTGGTTTGAAAAAGGAATTCAATACTTTTGTTTTCATATTTTCACCTTCTGAAATACTTTTTTTATTTTCAAAATATGAAAAAATATATTTAGAATTATCTAATAAATATTCCTTTTTCTTCTTTTTGATTTTTTTAATACACTTTTTTAATTTAATAATTTCTTCTTCTAAAATGATTTTTTCTTCTATAGTAGAAATATCTAATAATTTTTTTTTCTTTTCTAGTAATTTTTTTTTAAATTTAGGTAATTCTTCTTTTAATTGTTTATTAATATCATCTATTATTTCTGTGTGTTTTCCGTCAAGGGTAACAGTTTGTTTTTTACTAACTATTATTTTCTTAATAGTTTTTGGTTTAAAATTTGGCATCGTAAAATCACCTTTATATTTATATATTTTATTTTTTTAATTTAAAATGTATTATATAATATATTTTTTTAATTTAAATATGGTTATATTTTATAATCATTTTCTGTATATATTTTAATATATGGATGTTAATATTGATTTAAATAAAGAAAAGCATAATATAGATTATGTATTACTTCAAAAAATGGGGTTTTTATACAATGCATTGGAAGATGGGTGGTGTATAAAAAAACGCAATGATAAATATATTTTTTATAAAAATCACAATAATCAAAAGGAGATTTATTTAGATGATTATTTGAAAAAATTTTTAGTCAAAAATTTCGACATTAATAAAATTATAAATTAATATGAATAATCGATTTTTTTTCTTTGTATATATTATATACTCAAATGGGAGGTGGATTAATGCAACTCGTAGCTTACGGTGCCCAAGATGTTTATCTTACGGGTAACCCACAAATTACTTTTTTCAAGGTGACTTACCGTCGCCACACTAACTTTGCTATGGAAGCAATTGAACAAACGTTCAACGGTCAAGCCGATTTCGGACGTCGTGTTACCTGTACGGTTAGCCGTAATGGTGACCTTGCATACCGCACGTACTTGCAAGTAACTTTGCCTGAAGTTTCTTGTAAAAGTACCAGTGGTGATGCAGATAAAGCACGTTGGTTAGATTGTCCAGGTGAACAACTTATTCAACATGTAGAAGTTGAAATTGGTGGTCAACGCATTGACCGTCAATATGGTGATTTCATGCACTTGTGGAATCAATTAACCATGTCTAGCGAACAAGAACGTGGATACAATAAAATGGTTGGTAATACCACCCAATTGACCTTCACGGTTGATTCTAGTGGTGCTGCTATTGATGGGCCATGTGATAGTACTGGACCTGCGCAAGTATGTGCTGAGCGTAATGCTCTTCCAGAAACGACCTTGTATGTTCCATTGCAATTTTGGTTCTGTCGTAACCCAGGTCTTGCTTTGCCATTGATTGCTCTTCAATACCATGAAGTAAAAATCAATGTTGAATTGCGAAAACTTGATGAATGTCTTTGGGCATCCAAGGGTACCATGAGTGGTACTCTACCATCCGACGCAGCATCAAAATCGCTTGTAGCAGCTTCCCTATATGTTGACTATGTATTCCTTGATACGGATGAACGTAGGCGCATGGCACAAAACCCACATGAATACTTGATCGAACAATTGCAATTCACTGGTGATGAATCTGTTGGTTCTTCTTCCAATAAAATTAAATTAAATTTCAATCATCCATGCAAAGAACTTGTCTGGGTTGTACAAAAAGACGAACACGTTGATTATTGTGCCAGTTTGAAGGATGGTTATTCTTTATATCAATTAGAAGGTGCACAACCATTCAATTACACGGATGCATACGATGTATTGATTAATAATGTTGATGAATTTAGAATGGCAGCAGGAAATATGAAGGATGGTCCTAGTGCATCTTACCAATCAACTGCTGAAAAGAAAGATGATGATGTAAATATTTTTGCGAAAACCCCAACTGATGGTAGTGGTGTTACGCAAGCCAACCAAGTAAGTGATGCCGCTGCATTTATTCTTAAGGAAGATTCTCTTGATCTCCATTGTTGGGGCGAAAATCCAGTTGTAACCGCTAAGTTGCAATTGAATGGACAAGATCGTTTCCAAGAACGTGAAGGCAGTTACTTTGATACGGTACAACCATACCAACATCACACTCGTGCACCAGACTCGGGTATTAATGTATATTCCTTCGCATTGCGACCAGAAGAACATCAACCAAGTGGAAGTTGTAACTTCAGTCGTATCGATAACGCAACCTTACAATTGGTTCTTTCCAATAACACAGTTAGTGGAAGTCAAACTGCTAAGGTACGTGTATATGCTACCAACTACAACGTATTGCGCGTCATGTCGGGAATGGGTGGTCTTGCATACTCCAACTAATTTATTAGTTACTATATAATAATTAAATTAATTGTAATATTATAATTAATTTAGTAATAATTCAAATTTTTTTCTTTGTATATATTATATACTCAAATGGGAGGTGGATTAATGCAACTCGTAGCTTACGGTGCCCAAGATGTTTATCTTACGGGTAACCCACAAATTACTTTTTTCAAGGTGACTTACCGTCGCCACACTAACTTTGCTATGGAAGCAATTGAACAAACGTTCAACGGTCAAGCCGATTTCGGACGTCGTGTTACCTGTACGGTTAGCCGTAATGGTGACCTTGCATACCGCACGTACTTGCAAGTAACTTTGCCTGAAGTTTCTTGTAAAAGTACCAGTGGTGATGCAGATAAAGCACGTTGGTTAGATTGTCCAGGTGAACAACTTATTCAACATGTAGAAGTTGAAATTGGTGGTCAACGCATTGACCGTCAATATGGTGATTTCATGCACTTGTGGAATCAATTAACCATGTCTAGCGAACAAGAACGTGGATACAATAAAATGGTTGGTAATACCACCCAATTGACCTTCACGGTTGATTCTAGTGGTGCTGCTATTGATGGGCCATGTGATAGTACTGGACCTGCGCAAGTATGTGCTGAGCGTAATGCTCTTCCAGAAACGACCTTGTATGTTCCATTGCAATTTTGGTTCTGTCGTAACCCAGGTCTTGCTTTGCCATTGATTGCTCTTCAATACCATGAAGTAAAAATCAATGTTGAATTGCGAAAACTTGATGAATGTCTTTGGGCATCCAAGGGTACCATGAGTGGTACTCTACCATCCGACGCAGCATCAAAATCGCTTGTAGCAGCTTCCCTATATGTTGACTATGTATTCCTTGATACGGATGAACGTAGGCGCATGGCACAAAACCCACATGAATACTTGATCGAACAATTGCAATTCACTGGTGATGAATCTGTTGGTTCTTCTTCCAATAAAATTAAATTAAATTTCAATCATCCATGCAAAGAACTTGTCTGGGTTGTACAAAAAGACGAACACGTTGATTATTGTGCCAGTTTGAAGGATGGTTATTCTTTATATCAATTAGAAGGTGCACAACCATTCAATTACACGGATGCATACGATGTATTGGTTAATAATGTTGATGAATTTAGAGATAGTAGTGCTAAAAATTTAAATAGTGCAAACGTTGGGTCGGATGCTAACGGTGAAAATGAATCATTGGAATTATTTAAAGCTAAGCCAGCTGGAGGGTCTGTAAATGAGGGCAACCAAGTAAGTGATGCCGCCGCATTTGTACTTAAAGAATCTTCTCTTAGTCGTCATTGTTGGGGTGAAAACCCAGTTGTAACCGCTAAGTTGCAATTGAATGGACAAGATCGTTTCCAAGAACGCGAAGGTAGTTACTTTGATACGGTACAACCATACCAACACCACACTCGTGCACCAGACTCGGGTATTAATGTATATTCATTCGCATTGCGACCAGAAGAACACCAACCAAGTGGAAGTTGTAACTTCAGTCGTATCGATAACGCAACCTTACAATTGGTTCTTTCCAATAACACAGTTAGTGGAAGCCAAACTGCTAAGGTACGTGTATATGCTACCAACTACAACGTATTGCGCGTCATGTCGGGAATGGGTGGTCTTGCATATTCCAACTAATTTATTAATTAAAAAATAAATATATTCAATTCATATTATAATATATTTATTAATATTACATTGCATTATGTAATTAAATAATGATTCATTGACATTTTTCTGCATAATATGTCTGTACTCCATTTTTCTGCATTTTAACTGAAATTTTGTATTTCTTTCCACATCCATATATTAAACCCAATCTAGCTAGATTTAATGCCATTGCATCACTCATTCCTGGATTTATTAATTTATTTTCATATTTTACAATACCATGTCTCATTTTATTACATGCAAATTTATTTAAAATAATTAATTGTTTACAATATGGACATCTTAATTCAATTGTCATATAATAACATTATATATAATAATACAAATATATCGTTTTATTATTATATAAATAAATCGTTTTTTATTAAATATATATGGAAAATAAAAAAATACCTATTGAAATTGAATATTATGATGCCGATACGAAAATATGGTGTGAATTTAGACAAATACATTCATATATTGGAGCAATCGAAAATAAAAAATTCACTTATAGTCTAGACGAGCTACCGGATATTGTATATGGTAGATATTTATATGAAAATAATAAAAATAATAGTGTATGGTTTTATGGTAAGGTTGAAAAAACAGTACTTCGTGTAAAAAACATTCATAAATAATATAAAATACAATAATATCTTATTTATATAATAACTAATGAATAAAAATTTATTATATTCATTACCTAATAATATAATACAATTAATATATTCTTTTGATCCTACATATCATATTATATATAATAATGTGAAAAAAGAGTTTCATAATTTAACACCATATTGGAAGGTAACAAACAATGTACTTGAAGGAAATTATTATTATTCTCATTGTATATCAGAATATAAATTCGATTATCATAAAGCAAATAAAATTAAAAATATGTGGAATACTAATGTTATTGTAAATATGATAAAACAAAATCCATGTTATAATTTTATGACAGAATCAGATATTGAAAAAACATTTTCAACAAAAACAGAAAATATATTAGTCAGTTTATTTGATTTTCACCCGAATATGCATAAATTGTTATTATATGATATAAAACAATATAAACTAAATGGTGCCTTTTTTTAAGTTAGAATATAACAAAACCCAAATCCAAATAACGAAATTGATGCTAATAAATAATATTTAATATTATTATTGATTATAAGTTTTCCGTTATTATTGTATTTATTATTATATATTGTGTAGGTTGTATCAAATGCCAGTGCGCCAATATAAGAGCCAAATAAAAAAATAGTTGGTTTATAAATATATTTACATAACAACATTATATATATTCACTACAAAATAGTTTATTCATATTAACAACTTCTAATTTATTTTCTTCTTTTAAGAATAATTTTTTTATAATATTATTGTCTCGAAATCGAATACTATAATCTTTTTGTAAGTTATTTCTACCAACGCGACCCATAGCTTGAATACATTTTTCTTGTGTCAAATGTGTTAAATCTTTCCCTATATAACCATGGCAAAATTGATAATTTGTTCCATATATATAATCTGATGATGCTATAATCAAATATAATTTTTGCTCTTGTGCAAGGTTTTTCATTACTTCAGTATATGTGATAGAATTATTAGTATCAAATACACCAATTCCCATCATTAATAATAATTTATAATGATCACTTACATCATCTATTAACATAATTTTTTCAACAATTTCTTCATTTATATCACATGTAAATGGTTCATAATTTCGTTTTTTATATTCGAATCGTTTTAAATGTTCATGGCTATTTGGTACAAACATTTTATTTAATTCTATTGTTTTAATCATACCTTGTAATTGTTGTATTTCTCGCATAATTCTTTTCATTTCTGGTGATAATCTATTGTCATTCTCTGATTTCTTTTCTTTTTCTACATCTTCCTTTGTACCATCTTCAAATTCCATTTCCAATTCTTTAATTTTTTTATTAATATTATTATTATAATTTATATTTTCTATGATATCATTTAATATGATATTGGGTATTTTTGCAATTTGAATGCAAAACTTTGCTATCTTACTAATATCATCAACAAGATAGATAGATGGACCGCACGTCATTGTATTTGCATCTTTTGTTGTTAAATAAATATTAGATTTGTATGTTATCTCTCTATTATTTTTAAAATAAACATATATTGGTTTCCAACATTCTTTTTTGAGTGAACCCAGCAAATGCAAATAATATTCTTTAATATATTGAATATTTAAATCATCAAGTGATTCAAAATAGTTATTATAATAATATCTTTTTTTCTTAATATATTCTTTATTTTCATTAATATAAAGTATAAATTTAACTATTTCACGATAATCAATATTTCGAAGAACAGTTTTATTTTTCAAACAATACTTAACACTTGATTTGATTTCTTTGTAGTTGTTAAACATATAGTGTGGTAATTCTTTGTAACCTTCCTTATTAATTATGGGTATGGTTTTTTGACAATCGTGACTGACAATACTATGAATAGAACAATTATCAAATTTTGTTCTAAAATCCATTATAGTATTCGATAATTCATCTTCATTTGGTAATGTAGCAGAAGATAAAACCATATTTGGGATTTTATTTTCATTCCAGTTTTTTTTTATAATATCATGAAATTCATGTGTTTCATAGTCCATTGTTATTGTTGGTTCATCCCAATATGTTATTATTTCCTCAACGGGATTAAATGATTTCATATACAACATAGCTGGTAAATAAGATTTAATGTCACATATCATAATTTCTACTTTATCGCCAACCGAATTATCAACCTTTCGAATACTACCTGATTTCCGATCTCTAATAATTTCCTTTGCAGAAAAGTAATGTAATCTAATATCTGTTGCATCAAGACAACCAAATGCGAATGCAACTTTTTTCTCTATTGAAATAGCTGATTTTGCCAACGCGAGACCTACATGCCTAGCAGCACATACAAATATAATTTTATATTTTTCTGATAGACCAATAGGAGATATCGTTTTTCCTGTACCGGTTGGTGCTATATATAAAATCAATTTGGGATTTGGTTGCTTACAAACTGTAAATAATTCTTTTTGGTGTCTATATAATTGAATATCTTTGTTATTTTGAATTATTGGGTCATTTTCGATAAAATTAGGAGAGACTTTTAAAAGGGTTTTATAAGATAATTTTTCTGAAAATTTTTCTAATAAATAATTAACTATTTCGATAAGTCTAATATTTGGTTTAACAACAGAGAGTTTTAACAAATTGTATATAATTGTATATTTAGATTGCCAATTATCGTTTTTATCCTTATATAATTGCATCATTTCACTCAGGTAATCGAACAATATGTATTCAAATATAATATTGCGTTTTTCCTGTATTGTTTTTTCATTATGTTTTAAACGTATAATATCTCCTTTTTTAATTTTTTTATGTTTTGTCTTTTTTTTGATATATTTTAAATTGTATTTATTAAATAATTTAACAACGTTATTTTCAAAATATAGAGTATATAAATAATAATGAATTGATTCACTATCATTTATTTTTGTAAAACTGAGAATTGTTTTTGTATTATTTAATTTATTTAAAACATTATGAAATGATTTTTTTATAAATAATAAAATTTCTTTTTCTTTTATTGGTACAGGTATTTCAATACTTTCCCATTCTTTTTTAGTTAATTTGCGTTGTATTAAGTCCATTGTGTATAGTATCATATAAAAAACTATTTATATTTCAATTATTTAAAAAAATTTTATTTAACTATAATTATATTTTTTCTATTAATAATTCGTTTCCCATGTTTCATTTGAAAAGGATGTATAATGAGTTGTTGTAGTCCCAGTTTGTTTTTTATTTGATATTGTATATTTTTTTGGATTTGGATTATATCCACTATCTTTCCTAGCATTATATGATTTCCCATGTGTATAAACGTTTGTTCCTTTATTTTTCGTGTCACCATATTGAGTGTATTTATAATATTTTTCATTGTGATATAATGTCATTTTAATATTGTAATTTTTATCATAATATTCAAATGCTTTTGCTTTAACACCCCATTTTTGTTGTTCTTCTTCACTATAATTTATTATATTACATATTGGTCCAATTGTTTCATATGATTTTGCACCATTATCTAATCCAACAGCACTATATCCTCCTAGATATGCTGTAAGATATATATTCTTTTTCATAATTTCTTCTTCTTGTTTTCGAATAATTTCATTTTTTTCGTTATCATATCGTTGTTTATCCAATGATGCCATTTGTTGGAATTTTTCCTTTTCTTCATCTGTTAATTTTTTCCATTCTTGAATATAATATTGAAATGCACTTAGTGGTTTTTTTAAATTTTTTATTGATGTCATTATGTATTAATAATTTAAATATAATTAATTAATTTAAATCAATTTTTTTTATAAATATAAATTTTTTTTATAAATATAAAAGGATATTATTATAATAATTATATAATGTCAGTAAGTGTACCAAAGTTTTTATTTTTAGAAGGAAATATTGGTTCTGGTAAAAGTACATTTTTTAAGGAATTACAAAAGTATTTTCCTAATGTTAAATTTATAAATGAACCCGTTGATACATGGGAATCAATTGTTGATGAAAATGGTAATAATATGATACAAAACTATTACAAAGATAAACGGAAATATGCTTTTTCTTTTCAAATAATGGCATATGGTACTAGGGTAAAACTATTATTTCATGAATTAAATAAAATGTTATTAAATCCTACAAATAATATAAAACCACATTTTATATGTGAGAGAAGTATATATACAGATAGAAATGTTTTTGTTAAAATGTTATGTGATGAAAATGTTATAACCAAACAAGAAAAAACTATATATGATCATTTATTTATGGACGACAATTTTAACAAACTTTCTATTAAATATTTATATGTTGATACGGAACCGCAATTGTGTTATGATAGAATAAAATTAAGAGGACGTAAAGGTGAAACAATTGATTTAAACTATTTGGAAAAATGTGATGCATATCATAAAAAATGGTTTGATGGTATACCAAATGAAAAAATCATTCGAGTAAGTGGAAAAGAAAATTTTAATGATAAATCAGTTATGAATAAATATGTGAATCAAATTAAAACCTTTTTGAATTCATAATTTAATAAATAATTGAATATAATAAAATGTATAATATTATAATAAAATGTATCATAATATTATGCGAACATTGTCAACTTCAATGACAAAAAATAATTATCGATTAATGTTTGATGGTGGCTCACGTGGTAATCCTGGAATTTGTGGAGCGGGGGCGGTATTATATAAAAATAATAAGGAAATTTGGTCAGCTAGTGAAATGGTGTCAAAACACAATACAAATAATTTTGCTGAATATAAAGCATTATTATTGGGATTACATAAAGTAGTTGAATTAAATATAGATATTCTTCATGTACAAGGTGATTCACAATTAATATTAAACCAGGTATATGGTAATTGGAATGTGAAAAATGAAACATTAAAACAATTACATTCAAGTGCTATAATATATAATAACCAAATTGAAAAAATTACATTTGAACATGTTAGAAGAAAATATAACAAACGGGCTGATGAACTTGCAAATTTGGCAATGAATAATTATAAAAATTAGTTTGTTAATAATAAGTGAAACCTACTTTGACCTTTGTATTTTAAAATATCGAGTTCTTCTGTTGTTGTATGAAAATTTTCGTCGCCATATATATCTTGTAGTAATAACCATTCAAATAAACCTCCTATATAAATATATATATTTATAAATCCTAAATTAATTAATTGATTATATTTTTGATATACCGATTCATCTATATTATTTTTTCCATATAATACAATATTAACAGATAAATTGTTATTCATAAAAAAATTAATTTTTTCCTCTTCTTCTGAAGCACTTAATGTATTTTCTATTAAACACGATTGTTCATTTTTATTTAGTGTATTTATAATAATAAATTTTTTATTAATTGCATTTTGCATATCTTCATAGTGAATCTTATTTACTGATACTTTGTTTCCCATATTAATTTAATGATAATATATTAATAGATAATATCATTTTATATTTAAACAAACAAAATTAAGAAAATTTTAATATAATTTCAACTTGTTCTTTTTTGATACTTTTGGTTGCAGATACTGATAATTCCTCTCTTTTTTTTCTAGTTTTTTTTGCTTTTTTGTTTACATGCGGTTTCTTTTTGCGTGAAGTACTGTTTCTACATACCATATCATTTTCAATTTCTTTGTAATGTTCTTTTATATATTGTATAACTTTATTTTCAAGTGCCCATTTGAAAAAATTTAATTGTCCAATTGTCGTTTGAACATAAATAGTTTCTTTTTTTTGTTCATCATATCCATATGGTATTGTGATACGATCCCATCTACAAAATGGGTCAAATCTTTTTTTTGAATACGCTTTTAAATGTAATTTGTAATCATTATATACCTTAAAACGTTTATTATTGTCCAATTTATAAACTGTATAATGCTTTTTGGAATAATTTGTAGCAAACCAATCAACTATCCTTAGTGAAATTTCAGATTCACCATTAATAATATTTATCATATTGGTTAAATTATTATTTTGTTTATAATATTTCATTAATTTTTCCAATAGCAATGAATTTTGTGTATTATAATTACCATTATATTCCATATAATAATTATAATTGGGTATATTTTTATATTATTATATTAATTATAATTACTGTTTTTTGGAATTAGAAATTCATTTCGAATATTTAAATCATTAATATAATTATTATTTACAAAAAATGGATTTTGACTAACTTGATTTGTTAAATAACGTTCATTCAATTTATCATTAACAAGAGATTTTTTATTGAAATCGTTTATCATTTTTTGATGTGGTTTAGTTTCTTTTAAAGAGAGATATTTTGCGCGATCCATTTGTGTAGAACGTTCTATTTGTTCATTTTTGGTCCATACTATTTTCTCCATTATTTAATATACTATTATTTTTTTTTATTATTTTTAATCTTTTTGTAAATTTAAATTTTTCACTATCCATTGTTTTTCTTTTTAAATTACATTTTAAACAACAAATAACAACATTATCACCATTATGACCAATATTATTATCAATTCTATCCAAAGTCCATTGTGTTGATTCTCTTACATTATCGTATAATAATAACATATTACAAGAACAATAATAACATTTTAATTTACTTATTACAATTTTTTCATAAATTTCAGATAAATCGATAAATTTGTTTTTATTAAACAGGTTCTTGTGTATATCTTGTTGTTTATACCCATATTGCTTTCTTTTTATCTCTTTTTCTAGAATCTCTCTTTCATCAAAATAAATATCCATATATATTTTATTTATAAACTCTATTTGTTGTTTTGTACTATAGGAATTGAATGATATATTGGATTTTTTATTGTAATCAATTGCCAATTTTCTTTTATGTTCTGAATTTGGATTAAATAATTTATCTATATTTCTTTTACCAGTAATATCTATTTTTTTCATGTATATTAATATAACATTAATTAAAATAGTATAAACTCTAATATATATATTAATATATATGAGCGACCAAGAATGTTTAGAACTTAAAAATATAAAATATAAGACGATGCTTTTAAATGGTAATAATAAACAATTTAATCTATCTAAATCAGATCATGTTTCTATTATTGATGCATATTTAGAAAATGAAACTAAAAATAATAAAAATGAAACATGGAGTAAGTTGAATAAAACAGATAGAGTTAAAAAACTAAGGATTTTTGTTGCGAATTATAATACAAATAATACAGATAAAAAATATACAATTGAACAATTACAACAATTACAACATTATTTGATGGAATGTTTGAATAAAAAACGTTTAAGTCGAGTGAAGGATGTTGTATATGAAAATGGGGAAATCAAATCTATTAATAATTTATATTTTAATAAAATGAAAAAAAAATTTACAATAAAAAGAGGGGATAGGCGTGTATCAACTTTAAAATCATTACATGTACCTAAAAAAAAGAAACATAGAAAAAAAAAATCAGATAAATTGAAAAATAAAAAAAAACAAGGGAAGGATAATATTAAATTAACTAATGATAGTACTAATGAGTCAAATAATTAATTATTAAGGTATTATTTATAATTTTATAATATATTTTATTATAAAATTGATACTTAAAATAAGTTTTTAATAATTAATATACACATGACTCATTATTTTACAGATAATGATAAAACCCAGTTTATCGAATGTGGTTTTGATATTTTAAATGATTATTTGTTTATAAACCCATTATCTATACAAAAACCTGAATTTCATGAAAATTTAATTATCCATTTATATTTAATTTTTAAAGAACAATTAATAAACTATATTTCAGATAATAATATACCAAAAAAAGAGGGTATTATCTTTATAAAGGCGTGCATAAAGGATTCTGTTAATTTATTTTATAAAAAAACAATTCCAATGAGATCATATAAAACATCATATATTAGAAAAGATATCGATATGGAAAAAATGAAAAAAAAAATAGAGTTTATTAAAAATACTCCACAACCAGATCAAAGAACTAATGAATGGTATTTATTCAGATGGAATTTATTAACGGCAAGTAGTATCTGGCAAGCATTTGATAGTGAATCAAACCAAAATCGTTTAATATATAATAAATGTAAGCCAATTGACCTTGCAAAATATAATAAGGTTAATATTAATTCCCCAATGCATTGGGGAAATAAATATGAACCATTGTCTGTTATGTTATATGAAAAATATTACAATACAACTGTAGAAGATTTTGGGTGCATTAAACATCCGAAATATGACTTTATTGGTGCATCACCAGATGGTATAATAACGGATGAAAAATCATTACGCTATGGTAGAATGTTGGAAATCAAAAATGTTGTAAGTAGAAAAATAACTGGTATACCAAAATATGAATATTGGATTCAAATGCAAATGCAAATGGAAACATGTGACTTGAATGAATGTGACTTTTTGGAAACTGCATTTAAAGAATATGATACTGAAGATGATTATATGAATGATGGATGCGGACAATATACTGAAAAGGGTGAAAAAAAGGGGAGGTTTTTAATGTTCTTTAAAGATAGAAAACCACATTATGAATATCCTGAACTTAATTTAACACCTGAATCATCCAATCAATGGGAAAAAAACACAATTGAAGAATTGTGTAATAAAGGTTACACATTCACACAATATAATTACTGGTATCTTGAATGTGTAAGTTGTATATTAGTTCTTAGAAATAAACTATGGTTTAAATATGCGGTTCCTGTATTAGACAGCATATGGAAAAAAATTATACATGACCGAGAAAATGGTTATGAACACAGAGCGCCAAAGAGTAGAAAACCAAAAAAAAAGAAATGCTTAATTAATGTAAAAAAGTTATTTGCCAATACAGAACAGGATTTAGAACCAAAATTTGAAAATAATAATAATACTATCAACTATGTAATAGATACACCTCCTCTTATAGCAAACTTGAATCTTAATGAAATTTTAGATATTAAGATATAATGAATTCGATTACAACTTAAAATTATATATATTAAATATTAATATATATAATATGGACGAACATGAAATGCAAGTTAGAAAAAGAAATGGACAATTAGAAACAGTAGCGTTTGATAAAATTTTAAAACGAGTTAAAAAAATAGGAAAACAACATAATATCGAGAAAATTAATTTTACAACTTTAGTCATGAAAGTAATTGATCAATTATACGATGGTATAAGTACAAAAGAAATTGACGAACTAACAGCAGAACAATGTGCGTCTCTTGTTACAAAACATTATGATTATGGAAAATTAGCAGGATTAATAGTTGTATCAAATCATCAAAAAAATACAAGTGATAATTTTTTTGAAGTTGTCAAAGAATTATGGGAATTTAAAGATGTTAATGGTAAGAGTTCCCCTCTTGTATCTGAATCTTTTTACAATATTGTTTATAACAATTGTATTGATCCAAATCAAAAAAAATTCAACGATGTAATTGATTATGATAGAGATTATTTAATTGATTTTTTTGGGTTTAAAACACTTGAACGTGCATATTTTTTAAGAGTTAATAAAAGAATTTTAGAAAGACCTCAACACATGTGGATGCGTGTTGCTATCGGTATTCATGGAAATGATTTTGAAAAAGTAGTAGAAACATATAATTTAATGAGTCAGAAATATTTCACTCATGCAACACCAACACTTTTCAATGCAGGAACACCAAGACCACAATTATCATCGTGTTATTTGATTGCGATGGAAAATGATTCTATTGATGGTATTTATAATACATTAAAAGAATGTGCTATGATAAGTAAGTGGGCTGGTGGCATTGGATTACATATTAGTAATGTAAGAGCAACTGAAAGTCATATCAGAGGAACAAATGGTACAAGTAATGGTATTGTCCCTATGTTGAGAGTATTTAATGATACTGCAAGATATGTTGACCAAGGAGGAGGGAAACGCAATGGTTCCTTTGCTGTATATTTGGAACCATGGCATTATGATATTGATTCATTTCTTGATTTAAAAAAGAACCATGGAGACGAAGAAATGAGGGCAAGAGATTTATTTTATGCACTATGGACACCGTCCCTATTTATGAAACGTATTCAATCTGATGGTATGTGGTCATTATTTTGCCCGGACGAATGTCCTGGATTAACCGAAACATATGGTGATAAATTTGATGAATTATATGAAAAATACGAAAATGAGAAAAAATATAGAAAACAAATAAAAGCCAGAGAATTATGGTATAAAATTCTAGATAGTCAAATGGAAACTGGTACACCTTATATATTGTATAAAGATTCGGCAAATGAAAAAAGTAATCAGAAAAATTTGGGTACTATTAAATCAAGTAATTTATGTAGTGAAATTATTGAATATTCCGATGAAAACGAGACAGCAGTATGTAATTTGGCAAGTATTGGGTTAAGTAAATATGTTGAAAATAAAACGTTTAATTTTAAAAAATTACATGAAGTGGTTAAAATTGTTACAAAAAATTTAGATAAGGTTATTGATGTTAATTTCTATCCAACGAAAAAAACACATAGGAGTAATATGTTACATAGACCAATTGGAATTGGAGTACAGGGTTTAGCAGATGCATTTTTTTTAATGGATATTGCATATCAAAGTGATGAGGCAATCGATTTGAATAAACAAATATTTGAAACAATTTATCATGCTGCATTAGAAGCATCATGTGAAATATCACGTGATAGAAGCGATTTAATGTATACACTAATGGAAGGCTCTGGAACTGAAACATGTTGGTCGGAAAAATATAAAAAAAATCCTGAAATGTTTAAATTTAAAAACGACGAACCGCAAAATAACGAATTTAATTTATACCCAAATGAATATAAAAATATGATTGAAACATTGAAACCTAATCGAGCGGAATTAGAAAAATTATCTGGTAATAAAATCGGCGCATATTCATCATTTATAGGGTCACCTGCGTCAAAAGGAATTCTACAGTTTCATATGTGGGATGTCACACCGAGTGATCGATATGAATGGCGAGTTTTAATTGAAAATATTAAAAATTTCGGAATAAGAAATTCATTATTGGTTGCACCAATGCCAACAGCATCAACATCACAGATTTTGGGAAACAATGAATGTTTTGAACCAATTACATCAAATATTTATAGTAGAAGAACCATTGCAGGGGAATTTGTCATGGCCAATAAATATTTGATGAAAGAATTAACGGATTTAAATATTTGGAATGAAGAAGTTAAAAATAATATTATATTGAACAGAGGAAGTATTCAATATATAGATGGTTTATCTGAACATATAAAACAAAAGTATAAAACAGTATGGGAAATGCCAATGAAACATCTAATTAATATGTCAAAAGATCGTGGTGCATATGTATGTCAATCTCAAAGTATGAATCTGTGGTTAGAAGACCCAAATTATTCAAAATTAACTTCTATGCATTTCTATTCATGGAAAATGGGACTCAAAACAGGCATTTATTACCTTAGGAGAAAAGCAAAACATCAAGCACAACAATTCACAATTGAACCTGAAAAAAAAGAGGATGGTGATTGTGATATGTGTTCTGGTTAATTATTTATTAAAATCGATAAGCAATTGATTAATTTCATCCGATTCTACATTTCTCGTCATTTTTAAATAGCATTTTATTGTCAATAATATATCTACAAAAGCATTATGCATTCCACATGGTTCTTCTTTAAACAAATAGCGATATAATTCTTCTAATTTAGGATATTTAAAATATGTAGTATTATTTTTCTCATTGTATTTTTTTATCTTACACAAATTTGTACCATGTTTCATAGTACAATATTCTGGAATAAAATTACCCTTTTTATTTTTATTAAAATTTAATTTTTTAAAATAATTGTTTCTATGAGATTCTATTACTACCATTGTTTTATCATAATATATATTATGTGCTACCAAACAATCACACCACTCTAGTGCTTTTTTAAATATTTTTAAAGCATCTTTCATTTGAATTCCATTATTTGATTTTTCTCGATCAATACCATGTAATGCAATCGACTCCTGTGTTATATTAACATGTTGTGGTACATTTATAATAAGATCCTCGTTGAATACCAATTCATTGGAATCAATATCATATCCTATAAATGAGAGTTGGACGACATAACCGAATGTTCGATTCCCCGATTGATCTTTTCTAATTAAATCAGTTGTTTCTGTATCAAATACTAATATTTTATTTGCCGTTGACGAAGTTATTTTATTCATATTACTAAAATAGTAATATAAATAAAAAATATTTCAATTTTTTATATTATTTAAATATTAATTAATTAATTAGATAATATTTAAGCATATTGGCGACATATTCCATATGTTTTTCTATGCCATTCAGTAATGCCGTGCGTTTTTATACCATCCATATGCTTTTTGGTTCCATAGCCTTTGTTATTTTTAATGCTATAATTTTCTTGTAAGAATGGATTTTTTTCACATAAATCATAAATATATTTATCTCTTTCTACTTTTGCAATAATAGAGGCTGCTGCGATTGAACAATATGTATTATCCCCTCCTTTTATACAAACATGTTCTATTTGTTCGTATTGATTATCCTTAAATCTCATATATGGTCTAAAATCATTACCATCAATTAACAATAGAATATCATTGTCGTTTTTTTGTTGATGGATTATTTTTTTAATTGATTGATGCATACAATTTAATGTAGATTGTCTAATATTCATTTTATCTATATGTTTTTCATCATTCCAACTAACACTCCAATATAGAGCATTATTTATAATATAATCATATACTTCTAATAATTTTTTTTCAGATGTAAATTTTTTGCTATCTTTTAATAATTCATATTTAAATTCATTGTTATTTGGAAGTACGACAGCTCCCGAATATACTCTACCAAACATTGGTCCTCTACCCGCTTCATCAACACCGATTTCTATAACACTTTCATTATAAAATTTTGTTAATGGTTCTTGTTTTTTTCGCATGATTTCATAATATGTAATCTATAAAATTCAAATCAATTTAGTAATTATTTAGACATTAAATAAAGTTTTTTTCGAAATATAAAGTATATAGAATGAAACTATTCAATATGAAATTACCAAAATTACATATACCAAAGATAACCTTATCAAAATTACGTATTCCATCCATTAAATTACATAAAATGAATAATATGTATTTATTGATGTTAATGTTTTTAATTATAATTATTTCTCCATTGATTATTTCTTTTTTTCAAGAAGGAATGGAAAATAAAAAAAAGAAAAATTGTCATAAAAAACAACATAAACATGGACATTATCATAAAAAACATAATAAAGATGACAAAAAAAAAGATAAGGATGATTGTGATTGTAAAGTTAAAAATGACTGTAAGAAAAAGAAAAGGAAAGGGGGGGGAGTTCGAAAAAAAGACATTCCAAGTGATGAAGAAGACCTCTATATTTTAAAAAGTCAAATAGTGCCTCCGGTATGCCCAGAATGTCCGGATTTAATCTGTAATCCTGATGAACAAAGAAGAAAAGAGAAAAAACGTCGCGATAAAAGGGAAAGAGGAGAAAGGAGAAGAAAGGATGAATGGGACAGGAAACAAAAACATGGATGGGAAAGACATTATACAAACAATGAGTATGATAGAGAATCTTCAACACCATACAATGATACGAATACGTCATTTCCTACTATATTTCCTTCATGGAATTCATTAATGCAAAAACATAAAAGCAAATCAACAGTACAATTAGATGGACCAAACAATAAAATACCAATGCCGATGTTAAATGATTTTTCGAATTTTTAAATAATATAACCTATTTTATATTTCATTATTTTTTCTTGTGCTTTTTTTGAATGAAAATTAAAATGTGTAACAATATTTTGTTTCATTGAATTTATTATAGTTTTAACACCACCAGGATGTGATAATATTTCTTTTGACATTATTAGTTCTGATAAATCAAGTACAATATTATTATTACGCACTAAAAATCTATTATCTTTATAAAATTCATCCATTGTCATATAACTATATTGTGTTACAAAATAGTTGTATATATATTTCATTGAATTATAAGCATATTGCATATAATATAATAATTTATTATTATAATATTATATTATTTTGTTATTATAATCAAATTTCAAGAATCCATTATTGTACTTCAAATTCAACATTCTGTAAGTTATCCATATCTACTTCAAAGCTCTCATTATTCTCATTGATAGTTTCCATTGGTTTTGAGGTTTTCATATTTTCCATCTTTGATTCAGAACCTTCTTCGAAAAATGATGGTGTCATATTATAACCCATTACTGATGATAGAATATTTTGGATTCTACTAGTGAAATGACGCGGTTGTTCTAGCGAAAATCCACTATCAATCAATGCCATATCATATAGTAGCCATGTAATATCATCAAAACGTTTCACCTCCATGTTTTTAGCAAGAACTTCTTCATTTTCATTATCGGTCTCTTCAGATGTATCAATAGATTCATCAACACCTTCCTTTTCCATTTCTTTTTCTCTTTCTAACTTTTCAGTTCTTTCATTCAAAACTTGACCCATATCAAGAGTATGACACAAATTATTTAAACTTTTAACCATTGGGTGCTTTGGGTTTAATTCCATTATTCTTTTTGATAAAATAGTTTCCCTTGATACTGGATTTCTAATTGCTTGTGCTTTCAAAATACGCTCCATATTTGCCGACAATCCCTTTTGTCCAGCAACCAAAACACATGGTGCATATACCAATCTATCCGATACAATGACTTTTTCAACACCATGTTTTAGTAGATCACTCATTACCTTACATAATGGTTTATAGTCATCTGAATAAGTATCTAATGTTTTTTGTTCCGATTCACTTTTTTCAAGAGTGAAATCATGTTCGGCAACTGATATGAATTTTTTACCTTTAAATTCAGTTACAACTTGCATACAATATTCATCAATCGGATCATTCATATACAAAACATCATATCCTTTCTTATTCAACATTTCCAAATGAGGAGATGTATCAATGTTATATAGATTTTCACCTGTAATATAATATATACCTTTTTGATCTTCTTTCATGTTATCCACATAGTTTTCTAATGATGTCAGTTTATCTTTATGTTGAGAACTAAAATATCTTACCAATGGTAGAATTTTTTCACGATTTTGACTATCATGATGCATTCCCCACTTAATATTTTTACTGTATTTCATATAAAAGTTCATATATCTCTCTTCATCTTCGGCTATAGTATTAAACATATCAATGCATTTTTTAACTAAATTCTTACTAATAACACGAACAATCTTATTTTGTTGCAAAACTTCTCTTGAAATATTCAATGGAAGGTCATAACTATCTACAACTCCTTTAACAAATGATAACCATTCGGGCAATAATTCACTACATTCGTCTGTAATAAATACGCGTCGCACAAATAATTTTATATTTTTCTTGGTTTTATTATTGTTAAACATATCATACGGCATTCTATCTGGAACATACAACAATGCTTTATACTCAATTTGTCCTTCTGCACTAAAATGTTTAACCTGCATATGTGGATCAAAATCACCAGTCAATGATTTATAAAAATTACCATATTCTTCTTCTGTTACTTCACTTGGGTTTCTAGTCCATAGTGGTTTTTCTTCATTCAAAACATCCCAATTTTTTTCAACTTCAGTAACAGTCTTTTTCTTTTTCTCTTCACTGCTCACTTCTTTTACAACACCATCTTCATCATCATCGTCATCGTCATCTTCTTCGTCATCTGTTACCTCTCTTTGTACCGTTTTTTCAACCAACAATTGAATTGGGTATCGAATAAATTTAGAATGTACATTTACCAAATTTTTTAATTTATGAGCCTGAAGATATTCTGTTGCGGTTTCTTTCAAGTGCATTACGATTCTTGTACCGCGAACAATGTCGTTTTCTGTATCTTTATATACTGTATATGAACCATTAGCCATTGATTCCCATACATATTGCTCTTCACCATTTGTTCTACTATGAACCACAACTTTGTTTGCTACAAGATAAGATGAATAAAATCCTACACCAAATTGTCCAATTAGATTACTATTTTTAGTATCTTTTAATGATTCAATAAATGCCTTTGTTCCTGATTTAGCAATTGTACCTAGATTTGCGACCAATTCATCTTTGCTCATACCAATGCCAGTATCTTCGACAATCAATAGATTGTTTTTAACATCAGTAGATAATTTCACAGATAATTCTTCATACCCATCCATATAATCTTTTTCAACCAATGTTTTTTGACGAACTTTATCCAATGCATCATTTGCATTAGAAATCAATTCACGTAAGAATACATCATTATTTGAATAAAATGTATTAATAATAATCCCCAATAACTGCGTAATATCCGCTGAAAATTCATGTGTTACTCTTTCTTCACTCATTTTATAAAAATAATAAAATTGTATTTAAGTTTTTATAAAATAATAATATTTAAAATATTATTTATAATATTATTTATAAATTAAAAATAATAATATTAATTATTATTGTTTTCGTTTCAAACAATCCTTATCAATTTGTATTGAATTACAAGGTGTATCTTTCGGTATTATATGTATAATTCCCTTCGATTTTTTTCCATATAAAGGTTCAACACAACCCTTTTCTTTTGCAGGGTTAATTTCATTTAATGTACATCTTGCTCTAAAATGCTCATATCTCTCTCTAACATCACAATAAGATAATCCTGATTTTTTCCCTAACATGTTATTAATTAATTCATGTAGATCATATACATATTTTGAAAATGTATGTCTGTTTTGCATATCTTTTATTGTTAATGGTAATTTTTTAAGATTATTTTTAAGATTTTCCCTACAATAACGGCACGGTAGCACACTTTTAAGATTTAAAATAAATGTCATATAATTTTTTTTATCATTTTCAGTTGGGTTAATTGGATAGTTAAAACTCATTGTGTGTAAATAGTGCCATAAACTTGGTCCCCATACACTTGTAAGCATACCATCGCCACTAATAAAATCCTTTTTTTTAAAAACACGTTTTGTTTTATTGTGTTTTTTGTATTTTTTCCGTTTTGTTTTCATTTTATACTATAATTTAGTTAGATAATAGTTTATTCTAATTTTCTAAATATTTCTTCAATTACATCCTCTTTGGTTTTTTCATCTTCTTTTCTTCTTTTCCAACCTTTTGTTTTCATTATTTTTTCATAATATAATTTATCATTATCGAAATCCATTTTTTTAATTTCCACATATTTATTATCGATTGTTTTAAACAACATTAATAAAATATTCGTTTATTCTTTAATGTCTTTTCTTTTATATAATATATAAAGACTATGGTGTTTTCATTGCGGAATGTAACCAAAAACTTATTTTCGAATAAATATTTAACAATTATACTAATAATATTAATATTTTTAGGAATTTCTATATATGTTTATTATACATATGTATTACCCAAACTTGATAAAAAATATGTCGATAATAAAGAATATGTAGAAGATGTGGGTGATAAAAATAAAAAAAAGGTAGCTGATTTATATTATTTTTATACTACATGGTGTCCATATTGTAAAAAAGCAAGACCAGAATGGGATGCTATAAAAGATCAATATAAAGAAAAAAATATAAATGGATGGTCTATAAATTTTATAGAAATTGATTGTGAAGAACAAGATGAAGTGGCAGCAAAGTTTGGTGTTGACGAATACCCAACTATTAAATTAATACGCGAAAATCAAATTGTAGAATATGATGCTAAACCAAATCGCGATACTATCAATGAATTTTTAAATAAAATGTTATAATAATATTTCTACTAACTATTATATAAATTCAAAATTATTATATAAATTCAAAATTATTATATAAATTCAAAATTATTATATAAATTCAAACTATTATATATATTAAATGGATACATGGAAATTTTATTTAATATATAATAAAAATTATACGTATGCTGGTGTATCACCGGATCCGATTAAAAGATTAAGAAAACATAATGGTGAAATATGTGGTGGTGCTAAATATACAACTAGTAAGGGATCGGGATGGAAACATATGTGCATCGTAAGTGGTTTTAATACAAAAATTGAATCAATGCAATTTGAATGGGCAATTAAACATGTCGCGCCTAGAAAAGCTGGTGGGATAAAAAATCGTATAAAAAAATTATATATTCTATTGAATAAAGAACGGTGGACATCAAAGGCACCATTATCAAATATAGTACCGTTACATATTAAATGGTTAATAAATCCATATGATTATCTAAATGATTGTGATATGGACTGTCCTGAATATATTACACAAGAATATATTTAATCAATCATTTTTCATTTCCTGTTTATATTTTTCATAATATGCTTTTCCAATTTCTATACCTTTATCAATATATGCTATCCTATTCTTTTTTTCAACCAATATATTCATCCAATTTTCATATGCTACTCTATCATTATCGCACTCCACTATATTCACTACTGTATCATACTTTTTTTTTGAAGAACATTCCGAAGTTCTTACCAATGATTTTATAAACATATACACAAAATAAAATAATGTACTATCATTTGTGACATAATCTTTTTCATAATTATTATCATAATTATTTTTAAATGCCAATATTTCATTTGGATCACATTTTGTATTTATTAAACAATCTTCCAATGGAAAATTATTTAAAATACCACCATCAATGTAACATTTATTATCTATAATAATTGGTTTAAATAATATAGGAAATGCTGTGCTCATTTTAATGGCTGTTATTAATTCAAGATTCGGGTGAGTTTTATGAGAAAGATCTATTTTTTCAATATACTTTCCATTTATATTTGATGTGTATAAGTGAAAATCAATATTATTCGTATTATAAAAATCTTTTAAACTAATATTTAATGGTAAATTTTTAGAAAGAAAAATGGGTTTAAGTGTTTTTAAAATAAAATCATCTGGTATAATACCTTTATCAGTAATTACACTTATAATATCATTTAAATCATATTTATCTATTATTTTCTCCCATGGCCTATTAATAATGTAATTATCAAGTATTTCCCAATCCATATTTAGTATAAGTAATAATCCAATATAAGTTCCAATCGAAGTTGCGAATAAAGATTTAATATTTTTAACATTCCATACATTTATTTGAGATAGATATTTAGCGGCACCATATGTAATAAATCCACTAGGTCCTCCACCCATTATCACTAAGTGTTTTATTGTCATATATTTATTTATAAATCAAATATTTATATAGATAATATTAATATAATTATATGAATAATAATGATGATGATAGAGATATTATATATCCTGATAAAATAAATTTAGATGAATTATATGAAAGGAAAAAACAAAGTGATATTAAAAAAGTTTCCACATATAATAAAATACTCAAACGAATTCATTCAAAAATCAAAATAACTTCAAGACAAAGAAACAATATACAGTGTTGTTGGTATGTTATACCGGAAATTATTCTTGGTGTACCTATTTTCGATCATGTTGATTGTATTAATTATATAATGGAGAATTTAGATGAAAATGGGTTTCGAATTAAATACACACACCCTAATTTATTGTTTATATCATGGAACCATTGGATACCTGGTTATGTTAGAAATGAATTAAAAAAAAAGACAGGGTTAAATATTGATGGGTATGGAAATAAAATTATAAAAACTGAAAGGGTCGAAAAAACCGACAACCCAAATGATATATTATTTGGAAAACACAATAATATAAAATTAGATGTAGAGAGTTTAGACAAAAAAGAGGAAGACTATAAGAAAATAGATTCATATAAACCAAGTGGGTCTATTTATGATTCTAAATTATTTAAAAAATTAGCAAATAAATTAAAATAATAAATTATTAATTTTAATATTTTATTATTTATCAACTAAATTAATCGGTGTTTTGTCTTGTATATTTTGTCCAAGTTTTTTTATATATTCAGGACCATATTGTTGGGTATCAACCTCGCCCTTGATGGTTGTAGGTTGTTGTCTCTGTATAATATTTTGTTCTTGTTTAATAAAATCTTGCTGTCCTTGCCTTGGCTGTTGTCCTTGCCTTGGCTGTTGTCCTTGCCTTGGCTGTTGTCCTTGCCTTGGCTGTTGTCCTTGCCTTGGCTGTTGTCCTTGCCTTGGCTGTTGTCCTTGCCTTGGCTGTTGTCCTTGCCTTG